CTTCTGCGCACCCGTGCGGGGTAGTGGCCAGGAGGACCCAAAAACGCACCATCATGGTGCTGACTCCGGTTCTGTGGTGGATGCGCTGCCCTCACCAGCCCACACCACGATGTGCGAGCAGCCGAACTGCACCATGTACTTCGCGGTCTCTGGCATGACATCGCCCTGGTTGAACGGCGTGCCCACCACACGCCCACGCTCGAAGGCGTAGAAGCAATTGGGCTCACCACGCAGGCCACGACGCACCAGGGCATAGGCCGGCTTGCCGATGTCTGCCGCCTTGGCCTGGATGCTCTTGTAGACCTCGGGCATGTGGCCCTTGATATCCGCAATCTGCTGTTCGATGGTCATTGCCGATCCTTATGCTTTGTCTTGCCGTCCAGCCGTCCACTTAAATACATGGATGACATCTGTGTGTGTATATCGCTCGGGTGCGAGCGGGCGCGCGACACGCACACATCACGTGCCCGCATTGATGACTCGCGCGATTTGGACAATGCAGCGGCTCCAACCCGGTATTTAGGAAATACGACCGTGCTGTGCGCTCCATGCCAAATGCTGGACGGCTGGACGGATGCGACGTGAGGCACACCCATGCAGACGCCAGCACGGCGCGACTGGGGGGCCTACGTCATGGGCGCATGCTGTGACATCCCCGCTACCGCGCCACAACACGTACTGCCAATCTTGCGTCTGGTACGTGTTGCAGCGTGGCGCGATTCTTGAACCACGACCTTTTCGGCCACGCAAGGCCCTCGCTGGTCAAAATGGCTCATCGTCACTGCCCTCATCGTTCCCGCCTGCGTCGGGCGGGGTTCGGGGTGCGGCTGCACCCTCATCGTCTTCAATCTTTGGCGGCCACACGGCGGGCTGCTTGTAGCCCCGCCTGCGCTGGCCCGTACTCTCGCGCCCATAGGTCCACCCATGGGCGTCAAGCCATCCCCTGATCTGGCTCTCCAACAGGCTGCTGGACTTGGCTGCATCCGCGCCCAACGCGCTTACAAGCCGGTCCAGCGTGACAAAAGTCACAAGCTGGTTGAGATCGCTGCTGATCTTGCCTTCACCGGCTGGCGAGCCTTCGCGGGTCAGCAACTCATACATGCGGCTCTGCACCGCCGTCTCGACCAGGCGCTTCTTTTGCTCCGGCTCGAAATAAAGCTCTTCCTCTTCCCGCGTGGGCGCGTATCGCTCCCCGGCCTGGTACAGCTTGAGCGCCTCGGCGAACAATTGGCCGCGATACTTGCGCAGCCACTCCAGCATGATCTGCTGATCAATCCAGATCGGCCAGAACCGCCGGTTCCCGGTCAGGTCGTACAGATACTGTTTCTTGTTCGTGCTGCAAAAAATCACACACTGGCGTGGATGCGCCTGCACATACTTGCCATAGGCGCCCCTGAAGCGATCCACGGTGGAGCTGAAGAACTGCTTGACCTGCTCACTGTCCGCCTTGCGCAGGGCGGTCAACTCACTCAGCTCGTAGCCCCACAGGCCCTCGAGCTGCTCGAAGCCGTCCTTGCCATTGCCGATGTCAAAGTGCGTGTCGCTGAAGAACTCGGCACCCACCAGCGTCTTGACGAAAGTGCTCTTGCCCACGCCCGGCAGGCCCTCAAACACTGGCGAATAGTCAAACTTGCAGCCTGGGTCCATCACGCGCGCCACCAGCCCGATCAACAGATAGCGCCCCACCAGTTCAAGGTAGCGCTGGTGCTTGACCGCCAGCGTGTCGGGGTCCATGCCCAGCACGTAAATCAGCCACTTGTCGATGCGCTTCTTGCCGTCGTGCTCTTGCTCGGCCAGCCAGTCCCGAATCGGGTGAAAGCGGTTTTGATCGGCCACCGTCTCGATGGCCTCGCTCAGCGACGCGCGTGACGCCGCCTTGAGGTGATAGACGCGGCAAATGTAGTCGCCCAGGCCCAGATCATCGGTCTCCTGCAGCGGGCCGGCCACCGTGCGCCAGGGCCACGGCACGCGCGTACCCGGCGCGCCAGTCAGCTCGTTGAAGCCCAGGCAATCCTTCAGGCCCGGCGCCTTGCGCAACGCCACAATCAGCAGCTTGCGGTTCACCCCCAGGTCATGCCGTTCGCATTTGAGCTTTTCGCACATGAAATTAAGATGATCCTGGAACGCATCACCCTCGCCCCCCGCCCCATTAGCGTCAGCCGGCGGCAAATCTGAGCCACCCCCACCATTGCCGGAATGCCCCGCCGGCTTGCCAGGACGGCCGCTGCTGGCTTCGTCCGGATCGGCCGGGGGCAAAGGCTGCGCCTGGCCGAAAAACGCCTGTACGCGCGCGCCGTCCCAGCCGTCGGTGTTGATCGCGTCGGCACAGTCCCAGCCGTCCACCACCGCCAGCGGCTCGGGAATCGGCAGCAGTTGCACCGTGCAGGCGTGCGCCTCACGCAACAACGCGCCAATGCCCAACATGGCGGCCATGCCGGGCTGCTTGTCGGTGGGCAGCAGCGGCTTGGTCGTTTCGGCGATCTTGACCGCGACATCATCAAGACAAGACGTGCGCTCTTTCTTCGTCAAAGGCTCGCGCTTTCCATCACAATCCGGCCACAGCAGCACCGTGCAGCCATTGAGCCATGCCCAGTCCGCCTTCTTCCAGGCCTTGCAGCCACCGGCCCAGCTTGCTACCAGGTAGATGCCGGGCGCATAAGCATCAAGCAGCGCCTGCAGAATGCCGGCCTTCTTTTCGCCCTCGACCAGAATCACCGTGGGCATGATCCCATCGCCGCCAACCGCCGCCAGTGGCGACACGCCACCGGGGAAATACAGCGGCCGCGGTTCATCCCACTGCTTCCAGTGCCAGCGGCTCGCGCCATCTCGGGCCGATGTGCACCAGGTATAGGGCAGCGTCTCTTTGCCCCCGTCCGAGGTGCGAAAACGCACCACGTAACCAAACACCTGATCGTCAATCCGATAACTGGCCGTGTGCTCAATGTCTTCAGGCTTGCGGAACTGGTGTTTGAATGTAGGCGCGGGCGCCATGGCCGGCACCGGCGTTACCGTGCACCAGCCTTCGTCCGACTTGTGCGGCTTAGGCGCCGGCTCGGGCCGCACCGGGCGGGGTGTGGGTAGCTCACTAGATGAGCCCGATCGCGCCGGCTGCACCCCCGCCACATCCTCCAGCCCCTCCTCACGCGCCACCTGCAGCGCGGCCTGGCCCATGCTCAATTCGCGATTCTCGGCATACAGGCTGATCAAGTCCTTACCCGACGTGCCCGCCTGAAAATCAGCCCACAGCCCAGTGGTCATATTGACCGAGCAACTGCTGCCCGCGCCCCCGTGGACCGACCCGCACACATACTCATGCCCACGCACCACGCCGCCCGGCAACCAGTCCGGCAGCAACTGCTCGGCGCGGCTCAGCAGCGCATCGGCCAAGCCTGCGAAGTTGATCGGGGGCAGTGCCGGGCGGTCAGTGTCAAAGTGGTCCATCTCAAGCCTCCCCTACAGTTTCAGCGGCCATGGGGTCGGTGCTGGTGGGGGCGACCCCATGCAAGAATTGGTTTTCCACAACTTCAACTTGCACAGAGGCCCACGTGAAATTACCGGACATAGTTCACCCCAAAAGTTTTTTGATCAACGGCTGCACCATTCAGGTGGCCTCGTACATGACACTGACCGACGCGCAAGCCGCCAAAATTGCTATGCATGCGTATCGCTCCCGCAAGTGGACAAAGAAGGACCTGAAGAAGATTCACCGGCAGTACTGGACCGGAGATCACGACGCGCTAGCATTGCTTGGGTAAGCTCCGCCTCGGCGCGGCTCAGGCTGACGGGCTTGCGCCTGCCTGGAAAATACAGATCGACATTGCCATTGGGGTCGACAGAAATTGAACACAACAACCACTGGGGTGCAGGCGCGGCCTTTAGCCGCTTGAGTTTTCTGGCGCTTGGCATCTCAAGCCTCCCCGACGTCAGGGCTCTGCACCGGCGGGGCCGGGTGGCGGCGGTCGGTGTGGACACCGCCACGCAGCAGTCCGGTGTGGTCGTCGACGGGGTGTTGGGCCAGCTCGGGCCAGTATTTCTGCCAGTCATTCGGACGCATTTCTTGACAAGTAACAGCGCCGCCGGTGAATGCTTCGATGGCTTTGCAATGCACAGCGGGGATGGCCTTGTCTCCGCTTAACATTTTTGACACAAAGGACGGAGGCAAATTTATGGCCTTAGCTAACGCCATTGCACGCCCGTGTTGCGCTTCGGCCCAAGATTTAAGTTTCATGGGTCACATTGTATTGCCCAACGGGCATTCCTTGTCAATGCCCTTTGGAAAATTTACCTGTTGGGCATATTCAAAGCATTATCCAAAGGTGAAAACAATTGATGAAGTTCGACGAATACGCCTTGAAATGCTCATAAAAAAGCATGGCGGAAAACTGGCAAATCTGAATGAATTGCTGGGGTACGAGAGAACGAACTCACAACTGTCTCGAATCAGAAATAAAAACATGCGCACCGACCGCCCTGGGAAATTTTTTATCATGGGCGACGATCAAGCGCGAGAAATTGAACAAAAGTTGTCGTTGGATACCGGCTGGATGGACACCCCGCCCAGCTATCTTGAGTTGAACGGAGAAGAGGACCCGCGCACCAAGGTTATGCTGCTGATGGAGGCCATGCCGCCCGATCAGTGGGCAACTGCGGTGCGCCTGCTGGATGCTCTTGCGCAACCGGCCACCGGAACGCACGGCAAGCAATGATGCGAATTTTTTCAAAGGACGCCATGAACAATCTACCGGGAAATATCACGGAAACGAAGACACGCTACGCCACCCTTTCACGCCTGCATCAGGCGAAAGGTGGGCTAAATTATTGTCTGGACGTGTTTGGCGATCATCTGGCCGAGCGCGAGGGCTACAAGGCCAGTGGAGGCATGGACGCCGTGTATTACTACCTGATGACCAAGCACCACTGGCTACCGCGTGACGTGAAGTCTATGTCTCAAGACGACCTAACATTCGCGCTGCGCGAAGAGTTGCAAGATTGGCCTCTGCCACCAGAAGCGCGAGTTTAGCCTCTTCGATGGTGCGTGGCGTCGGCCAAGCCGGCGCTGACTGTGTCGCCTTATTTATGGTTTGCGCCGCCTCTTGAGGTGGCTTTTTTTCGTCTGTCATTTGCAATTCCTTACCCCGACACCATGCCGGGTGTTGGCATTATTGCAAATTAATTGCCCTTTGGGTATTGACATGTAATGCCCATAGGGTAATATCCGCTCCACACCCGCCAATTCAAGCGGGCAAGGAGTGAAAAGTGCAGTCAGTCAACCACAATCTTGTAGCCGGCCAGTCTGCCCAGGCGCTCGGCGTAGGCGGCCCAGTCACTGGACGAGTCGGTGGGGATGCATCCATCGTTGTACAGGTATATGCGCTCGGGCGCGGAGTCTCCCTTGTAGGACAGCGCGGCGACCTGCCCTTGCGAGAGGGCACGTTTGAACTTGAAGCGAACGGGAAAATCTTCGTATTTGACCCACTCGCTGCTGGTCATGCCCACGGGCTTGTAGCGCCGGTTCAGGGCGACATAGCTGCCGTCGGGCTGCCTGTCCAGGCAATAGATCAGAAAGACTTGGCGGAACTCGGACACGGTACTGCTGGCCATTTTGATACTCCCTTAAAAACCGCCATTCTGAGCCTGCCACAGGGAAGCGGCAAGAACCTGATTGCCGCGCAGCTTGCCCGGTCACTGGGCTGCCTCACCGTGGTGGACGAATGGGCTCCGTGTGACCAGATCACCGCCGGCGCGCTGCATCTCACCAACGCGGACGTATTGGGCGGTGCGGCATGAATAGCGCACCTACAACAACCAAGCGCCGCGCGCCGGCTGCAGCCAAGGCAAAGCTGCAGTATCCAGACCCAGATAAATTTCCGAAAAGCTTGTTCTGGCTCGCCATCTATTTCCGGACGCTGGCCCAATCGGACGCGCTCAAAAGCCTGACCATTGAAATGCACCGCCGCCGTCGCCAGGCGGACCCCATGTTCCACGCGCTTTATGAGGCGCAGGATCACATGCGCAAGGAAATCAAGCAGCCGCTGGACTATCTGATCAAAGAAGGCATGTTGTTGTTTGCCTTCGAGCAGACCACCGTGTTCGATGCACCGGAGGTGCCAGCATGACCCCCCACCGCGCCCTCAACTTGTTCCTGGCCACGCTCATCGCCGCCATCCTGTCGGCCGCCCACCTGCTCGACGGCGGCCCCAGCGACATCGAGGCCACCCAGGCCACCGCCGATAGCGTGCAAGACGCCATCCAGACCGCCCAACACGCCGCCCGGGAGGCCCGCCCATGAACTGCTGCAACGACTACGGCAAATGCACCGGCGGCCACGGCTGCCCGGCCCGGCCAGCGGGCGCCGGCACTCACGAGCAGCCCGCGTCGACCATCCCCGTTACCGACGCCGACATCGCCCCGGTGCCGCTCACCCTCACCGAGTGGACAGCACTGGCACTGGCCCTGCTGCTCATCGTCGCCTGCATCGGCGCCATGGCCGGCTACCTGTCCAAGGCGATGTTGTGATGCACGCATCTGCACACCCCGCACTGGCCGAGTACACCGGCACCCTGCTGCACGCTGCGCAGGTGCGCACGGCGGTGCTCGACCACGAGGGGCACAGCGTGCCGGTGCTGTGCCTTGACCTTGAGCTGGACAACGCGCTGCACACCCACATGCACGTGGAGCAGCCCTTCCCAACTGGCCACTACAGCCAGGCAGCGGCAGCGGCGCACCGCCTCAAAAAAGGCACACGCATCACCGTGCAAGCCCCGCTTGTCGGGCTGCGCCTGGTCGCCGCCAATGCGTCCCACATCCACCCCCTTGACCCCACCACGGAGACCCCCGAGCCATGCCAACAATCACGCTTACTTTAGCTGACACCCCCAACGGGGCGGTGTCGGTACACAGCAGCTTCAAGCCCGCAGTGGGCCGGCTCTGCAGCCCGGCCCAGGCGCACGCCCTGGACATCATCGCCCGCACCCATAAACAGTGGGGCATTTACATCGACGCCGAGCCCGGCGGCGTTGACATGGACGCCGTGCACCGCCCACGCCCGGTCTGCGGCTGTGCTCCGGGCACCACGATACAAGACCTGCTCTCGGGCAGCTGCATCGCCTGCGGAAAAGCCACCCCATGACCCGCGTCTACCTTGCCGGCCCCATGACTGGCCTACCCAACTACAACTACCCTGCCTTTCACGCGGCGGCAAAAGTGCTGCGCGACCTGGGCCACCAGGTGCTCAACCCGGCCGAAAACCCGGCGCCCGCGTGCGGCACGTGGCAGGGCTACATGCGCATGGCGCTGGCCCAGCTCGTGCAGTGCGACTGCATCGTGCTGCTGCCCGGCTGGGCCGAGAGCCGTGGCGCCCGCATCGAGCGCAAGCTGGCCCAAGTGCTGCACATCGAGCTGGCCGATTACAACGACATCATCCCGCGCGCCCTGGCGCCACTCATGGGCGCGCTCGACACACCCAACCCAACCCAAACAATTGACTGGAGCGCGGCATGACCATCAAGCCCTACACACCTCAAGCCGGCAGCTTGCCGTCCCAAGTCGTTGGATTTTTCGCCAACAACCGTGACGAATATTTAACGCTGGAAGACATCAGCGACAAATTCAGCGCCGCCCGCGGCAGCATCCACACCAATCTGCGCATGGCCGTTGATGCTGGCTTGCTCGTGCGCGACCGAGACCTCGATGGTGACTACATCTACAAGCGCGGCCCCAGGGCCACCGCGCTAGCGCCCAAGGGGCCAGGCGTGAACATTGACGCCGCGCACAGCACCATCACCAGCAAGGCCGCTGGCGTTACCAGATACGCGCCGAAGATGCTAGACATCGACACCCTGGTGGTAGATGACGACGTGCCCTTTATGCAGCGCCAGCCCGCACAGGCCAGCAAGTGGACGCCCCTGTTTGAGAAACTTAAAAAGCGCGGCCAAAGCGTAGCCATACCCGGCCACTGCAAAGCCGCTCTGGCGGCAGCCGCCCGCAAGCTCGGCAAGCAAATGGGTAAAGAGTTTCGAGTCGCCACCACCGGCCCCGGTGAAGCCCGCGTATGGAGGGTGTCATGAAAGAATACTCCAGCGAATCCGGCAAAGCCATCGCCGACACACCCGACCATATTGCCGACGCCAGCAACATGGTCCCCGCCGTCGATCAATTCGCCCACTTGCCCCTTTCCGTCATCGTCCCCAGCCTGACCAACCCACGCAAGACCTTTGACCCGGCCAAGCTGGCCGAGTTGGCCGAGAGCATCAAGGCCAGCGGCGTGCACCAGCCTATCCTGGTACGCCCGTTGCCGGGTAGCCGCCTCGAAGAGACCGCCTGGGAGCCGCGCAGCCTCAGGCAGCGCTCTGTGCGCCCCACGCACGAGATCGTCGCCGGAGAGCGCCGCTACCGGGCCGCCACCCTGGCCGCCCTAGCCACCATCCCGGCCATGATCCGCGCCATGACCGACGAGCAGGTGCTTGAGTGCCAGCTCGTCGAAAATTTACAGCGCGACGACCTCAGCCCGCTGGAAGAAGCCGAGGGCTATGAGCACCTGTGCGCCGCCACCGGCATCAGCAAAGATGACGTGGGAGCCAAGATCGGCAAGAGCCGCGCCTACGTCTACGCCCGCATCAAGCTGCTCGACCTGTCGCAAGACTGCAAACAAGCCCTGCAGGGCGGCGCCATCGACCCCAGCCGCGCCCTGCTCATCGCCCGCATTCCCGACACTGCCCTGCAGACCAAGGCACTAGCGGAGGCCACACGCAAGAGCGGCAACGGCGACGTGATCAGCCTGCGCGACCTGCAAACGTGGCTGCAAAAAAATGTGATGCTCCGGCTTGAAAACGCCACCTTCAAAATCACCGACTCGCGCCTGGTCAAAGACGCCGGTAGCTGCAAAGACTGCCCCAAGCGCACCGGCGCCGCGCCCGACCTATTCGCCGACGTGGACGGTGCAGACATTTGCACCGACCCCGCCTGCTACCACGGCAAAGAGGCCGCCCACCGCGCCGCCCTGGTTGCCCAGGCCGAGAAAAAAGGCCTGCGCCTGGTAGACGGAAAAGAAGCCGCCGAGATATGCAGCCGCTACAACAGCAGCGCCCTGCGCGGCTACCTCCCCTTGAGCCAGGTGCGCGAGGACGCCGCCCGCATGCTGGGCAGCATGACCGAGGGCGTGCGCTCCCCCACCCTGCGCGACCTGCTCGGCAAAGACGCCCCCGGCGCCGTGCTCATCGCACATCCCTACACCGGCGAGATGATCGAGGCCGTGCCCGACGCGCAGACCGAGGCCCTGCTGATCACCCGCGGGCTCATCAAAGCCAGCGCCCAGCAAGTCAAGCAGCAAGAAAGCGCCGAAGCCGAGATTGAGTACCTGCGCAGCACCATCGGGCACCGCACCGGCAACGCCGCCAGTGAGGCCAAATACGAAGCCGTGCTGGCCGGCATCCGCGCCACCCCCGACAGCGTTGCCAGCAGCCTCATCACCAGCGACCTGCTGCGCGCCTGGCTCGAATCGATCCTGGGCAACGGCGTCGACGAAGAAGAAATGGCCGACCTGCTGGGCTACACATTCGAGGACGGCCAGGACCAGATGGACGCGCTCAGCATGCACATCCGCGCCTGCAGCCATGGCACCCTGTATCGCGCCCTCGTCATCTACATGGCAAAAGAAGCCAGCCCCTACGGCTACAGCTCAAACGACCCCATCATCCTCGACGCCCTGTATCAGCCGCTGCGCATCGACACCGCCGCCATCGACGCCCAAGCCAAGGCCACGGTCAGGGCCGAGGTGGCAGAAAAAATCAAGCAGCTCAAGGCCGAAGCTAAACCCGCGAAATCGCCTCCACCCCTCGCCTCTGCTGCGCAAGCTGTGGGGGGCGGGGGGGCAAAAGCCCAAAGCCAAAAACCAAAAACCCCCGCTGCGCCGGCGCGAAAAAAGAAGATGAGCGCGCCCGAAGCCCAGGCCGCTATCGCGGCCGCGATGCAGGGCCAGGATACAGACACAGGCGCCGCTGACGCGTCGCAGGGCATCGACGCAAGCCCCGAGCCGGGCAGTGGCTTCGCCCTGCCCGTGGGCGCGCCTGATGAGCCTGCCACACCATGCACAGACCCCCTCTACCAACGCGCCCTGCAAATCGTCACGGTCGAGCAAAAGGTAAGCGTGCGCCTGCTCAAAGCCGGGCTTGGCATTGGCACCACCAAAGCGCTAGAGCTGGTGAACGCGCTGGCACAGGCCGGCATGGTAAGCGCCTGCGACGAGCGCGGCAGCAGAAGGGTGCTGGTGGTGGCATGAGCGCAGCGCCCCATTTGACGCCCGCGCGCCCCTTCGGCTACACTCCGCGCACGCCCCAGCCATCGCGCCGGGGCCAGCCGCTGCAAAAAACAGCGGCCGGGATTGCAGTCCTGAAGCAGCAGGCGGCACAAAGCCGCAACACCGCACAGTCTTGCGGCTTTTTTGATCGTGCCCCAGTTTTTGGCGGCTCGTTCGGAGGGCCGCAAGGCCGCCGGTTGAAGGCCTCCGCCTGGTGCCCGGTACTGCAACTCCGTTCGAGCTGCCACCCTCAATTGCAGTTGGGTGTGGCAGTTGTCTCAAGCACCAACTGGAGGACCACCATGGTCGAATCTCTCGCATCCCTGTGCGCTATCGCGCTGATCCTGACCGTCGTTGACGGCCACCCCACCACCACCAGCCTCGACATTGCGCGGCACTTCGGCAAGCGGCACGACGACGTGCTGCGCGCCATCCGCAACCTGCTGCCGCAACTGTCGGCAGACCATGCCCGCAATTTTGCGGAGATGGTCATCGAGACTCAAATCGGAAGCGGCGCCACCCGCCAGGACCCGGCCTACCGAGTCACCCGAGTCGGCTTCACGCTGTTGGCCATGGGCTTCACGGGCAAGAAGGCGTTTCAGTTCAAGCTGGCCTACATCGACGCCTTTGAGCGCATGGAGGCCGAGCTGGCCAGCGCGCCCAAGCTGCCACCCAAGCCGATGCTGCGCGCCCTTTCCGATCCCGGCGTGGACGTGCACGCGCTGCTGCTCACCGGCCAGAGAACGCCCGAGCCGCACTACCCGGCCAAGGTTGAGTCCGCCATCGACAAGCGAGCCTGGGAGCTGGCGCACGAAGCCTACACCCTGCTGCGTGAACATCTGCGCCGGCGCGTGGCGTATCGCCACATGTTGGACTACCCGGTCAAAAAGATCGACACCGCCAGCGCGCTGGCCGACATCAAAACTCTGACCCTGGGCCAAGCACTGGCGCACACCGCGCTGGCCGAGATGGGCCATGCACTGACCAGCACCCGCGTGGCCGCCGTCACCACACAACAAGCCGCCGATCGCATCAAGGCCCAAATAGACGAGCTGACCAAGAAACACGAAGGGGACCAACCATGAGCCGCAACAAACCACCCCGCCGTCCCTACCGACCGCGCCCCGTCACCGCCCACACCATGACCCTGGCCTTGCACCACGCCGCCAAGCCATCGGCCGCCGATCGGGCCGAGGTGCTGGGCGTGCTGACCAGCGCCGCCAAAGCCCTGCGCGAAGGCGTGGCCACGCAGCGCCAATGGTCCATCGTCGCCGGCGCCGTGGCCCTGGCCCTCGCCATCGAGCGCCAGGGCATCGTGCGCGGCATCCTGGAGCACCTGCAGACCGCCGACCAGGCCCTGCAAAGCATCTACGACCGCGCCCTGCTGGCGGGCGCCGGCACCTGGGCCCGCGTCACACTGTATTACCACGAGCTCGACGCCCTGCAGGCCTTCCACAGCCTGCACACATGGCAAGTCAATCAATTGGGCCGCGCCGAGCTCCTCGCCGCGATCAACGCCGCGCAAAAACAGACCCTGGCCAGCGGGTGCGTGCCGGTGCTGGTGCATGACATTGAAAGGATGGCTGCATGACGGAGTCAATTAAAGTGTGGGGCATAGCAGTGCTGGCCCCGAAACAGAAGGCTGCAGCCGAGTCGCATTGCTTCGGCGACTGCGGAAAGATCAGCATGGGCGGCTCCATCAACGACGAACTCACTGGCGGCCTGTTCGTGTGCTGCGAGCCTGTGTGCCCGCACATGGCGGATGAGATTCCGGACTACGGCACAACGATGAGTTTCGGGGAGCCGCACAGCGTGATCCTGCGCTTGCTCAAGCCCGAGCCGTCGAGCGACGGCCGCGCGGGGGATGGAGTGCCGACATGAGCCTTCTCACCCAAGCCTACATCATCGACCGATACGGCCTGCGCCTCACCATGGATCAGCTCGCGGAGTGCATCGGGCTGGCGCGCAACACGATCTACAACCAGCGGGCCAAGGGCGAGTTTCCGATCCCGACTTATCTGGAGGGCGGCACGCGGTTTTGCGACTACAGGGACGTAGCAAATCACATTGATGCCTGCCGCGAGCGGGCAAAGGTACAGGCATGAACGATTGCGTTGAACGGCGCCAGCCTTTAGGGCGTCCGTTTCGAACGAATGGTTAGGCCTGGTGACGGAGCAAAAGGAAGTGACGATGAACCGAAATGCAGCAGTGACAACATGGCGCGAGGTGTGCGGCAGCGATACCGTGATGGCGAGCTTCCCACCAACCGACAGCATGTTGGAAGAGTTCGCGCGGCGCATCGAGGCCGCAGAACACGCGCGCATCGTCAAACGGCTGCGCGAGGAAGCGACGTATTCATGTCCTTGCGCTGACGATGCGAACCTCACCAACGATCTGGCAGACATTCTTCTGGCCGAGGGTGCTGGTGGGTCGAACCTCCCAGCTAAGCGGCGCCCTTGGGCGTCCGCTTGAGCGCCCGGTTAGGCGTCTTTGTTGTTTTACAAATAAATTCCGCGAAATGCTTGCATCATGTGCTTTATTGTTTTACATTAATTCATCGGTTACGCATAACGCGAAGCCAGCAACCAAGGAAAACATCATGACCACGCAAAACTTTGACGGCGCCTTCCAACACGCAGAAGACTGGTACAACGCCACACCCAAGGCCGAACTGCTGGAGTGGGCCACAGCCAACAGCGTTGACATCGGACAACAGGCCGACCAGCTCCAAGACGACTGGGCCGCGAAGATCATCGACGCAAAGGCCCAGAACATCCGCGCCGCCATCACTCTGCACATCGAGCGCGAGACTCAGTACGACGCAGATACCGTGGTGTTTGAGGACGACGGCACCGTGAGCGCGATCAAGGACGCCAACAAGACATTCAACGGCCCCCACGAGGACCGCCTGCTGGTGGGCAGCATCAACGAGCTGCTGACTGCCTGACATGCCGAACAGCACCGAGCCCCTGAAAAGGGGCCGACCCGAAGCGCCAGACCACCTCAAGCGCGAGCAGTGCAACTTCAGGCTGCCTCGCTGGCTGATTGACTGGGTGGAGGCCCAGCCAGAAGGAAAGGGCCACGTGATCGAGGCCGCACTGATCAAGGCCCACAAGCTGAAGCCACCCAAGGCGGGAGACGTATAACTTGAATTCTGCGACACCCACAGTCAAATAATTCCTTCCAAATGTCGCATAACTATTTCACAAACCACGGGAGCCCGCATCATGCTTGAAGCCACGCAAGAAAAAGCGACACAGCAAACCCCGTTACGCGACACACCACCGGCCAAGCCGGCCCCGCGCCTGCTCGACCAGGTGCGCGCAAAACTGCGGCTCAAGCACTACGCCTACAGCACCGAAAAAACCTACTGCGACTGGATCAAGCGCTTTATTTTGTGGTCCGGCAAACGTCACCCGATCGACATGGGCGCGGGCGATGTTGAGGCCTACCTATCGCACTTGGCCACCGACCGCGAAGTCTCGGCCAGCACGCAAAATCAGGCACTACACGCCATCCTGTTTTTGTACAAAGAAGTGTTGGGCGTCGACCTGCCGTGGCTCACCGAGGTGACGCGCGCCAAGGCGTCCAAGCGCCTGCCCTGCGTGCTATCGCGCGCCGAGGTGGCCGCGCTGCTGGCCAACACAAGCGGCACGCCCGGCCTGGTGGTGCGGCTGCTCTACGGCACCGGCATGCGCCTGATGGAGGGCCTGCGCCTGCGCGTCAAGGACGTGGACTTTGCCGGCTGCAACATCTTCATCCGCGCCGGCAAGGGCGACAAAGACCGCACCGTCATGCTGCCCCAGGCGCTGGTCGCGCCACTGCAGGCTAGGCTGGCGGAGCGGCGCAAGATGCACGATCTGGACCTGGCGCGCGGCATGGCTGATGTGGAGCTGCCGTTTGCGTTGGAGCGCAAATACCCGAACGCGGGCAAGGAATTCGGCTGGCAATACATCTTTGCCGCCGAGGGCTACAGCACCGACCCGCGCAGTGGCGCTATCAGGCGCCACCACATCCACGAAAAGACGATCCAGCGGGCGGTAAAGGACGCGGCGCGCGCGGCCAAGATCGAAAAGCCCGCGCACCCGCACCTGCTGCGCCACAGCTTCGCCACCCATCTGCTCGAAGGCGGCGCCGACATCCGCACGGTGCAAGAGCTGCTGGGCCACTCGGACGTGAGCACCACCATGATTTACACGCACGTTGTCGCGCGCGGGGGCAATGGCACCATCTCGCCACTGGACAGGCTATAAGCGCACCGCTCACGCCGCGCCCGGCTTGCGCGGTGGCGTATTTGTAGATTTTCCCCCGTGCCCATGTAGCGACTCTGGCTTGATCTGCGTGTAGCGCTTCAGGTGCCGCCAATCCTTATGCCCACTCACCACCGCCACTTGTGGGATATCAAACCCGCGCTCAAACATCGCGCTAATCCCCTCATGCCGCAGGTCGTGCAGATGCAAGTCAGGGATGCCCAGCGCCGCGCAACACTCGGTGAAATACTTGCTGATCGTCTGCGGGTGTGCCGGGAAGATGCGGCCATCATCGGGCACCTTTGGCTGACGCAGCGCCAGCGCCCAGGCGTCGCCCAGCAGCGGCACCCACTGGTCATTGCCGATCTTGGCGCGCGGGTCTTTGCGATCGCGGATCAGCACCATCTTTTTGTCGTGATCCAGGTCAGCCCACTCGATGCGCGCGATCTCGCCGCGGCGCATGGCCGTCAGCACCGCGAAGCTCACGAGGTCGGCATACACCTGCCCCTTGGCCTCGGCCAACCAGGCCAGAACGCGGGCCAGCTCATCCTCGGTCGGCCGGCGCTCACGCAGACCGCCGCCACCGATCAGCCCCAGATACGAAAGCTTGGGCCGCGCCGCGCCGATCACGTCCGGCAGGCCATCGCTGGCGTAACGGATCACCGTGCCCAGCTTGCTCAAGTCGCAGTTGATCGTGTAGGGCCCGGCGCCGTCGTCGCGCCGGCTGGCGGCCCAGCCCAGCAGATCGTCCACCGTCATGCTCGCGGCCACCAGGTGCCCGAGATTGGCCCGGAGCTGCCTGAGCGTGTAATGTTCGGTCGACGTGTCCAGGATCGGCCGGGTGCTGGCGCGCAGCTTGATGTATTTGTCGATGAGCTGCGCCACGGTCTCTTTGCTGGCCAGCGTCTTGGGCACCATGCCGGCCACGATTTGGCCCTCGATGTCACGGGCCCAGGCGGCCGCCTTGGCCCGGGTGTCGAACCTCTTTGATATATTCGGGTAGCCCTTGCGCCTGATCAGCGCGCGCCACTTGCCCTCGACTTTTGAAATGGATGCCACGGCGACTCACTCCCGTATCACTCCCGACTCACTGCAAGCGGGGGATTAAAGTGTACGCTAGTGGATGGCGGGACAGTTGGGAAAGTGGGTCAAGGGCTAGAATGCGTATCCGCCGCCGTAGTTCAATGGGAGCATTCAGAGGGACTGCAACGCCATACGACTCACTTGCGACGCAATGCAGGCATCAATGGACGCACCAGATCAACGCACGCTGCACGATCACGCCCGTGCTGGTGTGGTAGTGGCTGCCCGGCCGGCCAACGGCTTGTGGGGCGGTTTACCCGGCGACCACGGCGCCAGCCCTTCGGCCACGGCTGCGCAAGCCAGGGCGGTGCGGCGGTCGATCTTGCACACCCCGCCGACCAGCTTGGCATAGCCGCCGCGCGACATGCCCAGGGCCTCGGCGGCGGACTCATAGGTGTAGCCCATGGCGGCCTGCCAGGCGCGCAGGTCGGCGGGGGTCATGGGCGCTCCAGCCAGGTCCAGGCGACGCAGCGCTCAAAATCACCAATCCAGGCAGCCGCGCCGGCCTGCTGCATAAAGCCCGCATGCAGCGCCACAGCGCACCAGGGCACGCTGGGCGCTACCAGCGCATCGGCTGATCCGTATTGCGCGGCCAGCCACGCCCACAGCTCTCCCGACTGGCGCGAGCGTGCAGCCACGCCAAAAGTCACCAGCGGGCCGGCCTCTACGTGCCCGACGTGGCAGATCAGCGCGCCATCCTGAGTGCTGGCCGACATGACAAAGCCGTCACGCACGCCCAGCGGGCCAGGCAGCGGGTACGGGTCCACGTAGTCAAGAGCCGCCTGCAGCCACGGCTTGAGCGCCTTGACCGTGTCGTCTGTCACGTCGGCCCGGCTGGTGCGGGCGAGGTGGCCGGTGGACAGGGTGATGTGGTTGAGGTACATCAGCCGGCAGCGTCAGGCAGCGCCGTCGAAATAGGCGGCGCGGGCATCGCCGAAATCCATCACGTACAGAGTGCCGCGGCGCGCGCCCTTGCGGGCCTGCACGTCCTCCCACTTGTACACGTCGCCGCAGATCGTGGTGTTGAGTTCGTGCGGGACGGCCGGGCGCTGGCCAGTGCGGCGATCCAGGCGGCGGCCTTGCGCGTCGAAAAAGTTGTCGAGCGTGTCGCGGGTCTCGACGATCTGGTCATCGGCCAGCATATCGTCAATGTCGAGCTCTGCAACGGCCTCGACCGTGTAATTGTTCAGGGCCGCCAGGGCGAGGCGAAAGATGTCGCGTTGTGATTGGGTGAGCATGATGTTCTTTCAGCCCGCCGGAGCGGGCGGGTTGATTTATTCTTTCCAGTCACCAATGAGGATGTCAGCTTCGGTGGCGCCCTCTTCACCAATGGCCTCTGCACCGGCGTTGTATTCGGCCAGCGCCGGGAGGGCTGCAGCAATGAGGTCGGCATCGCTCAAGTCGGCGTGCTCTGGCGTGGTGAGGCAATATCCTCCACTGGTGCTGTCCTGCGGGGCGACGATGTAGGCTGCACGGAATGTTTTCATGATCTTTACTCCTGCCTGCTACCGGAGGCGTCGGGTGCATCACGTTTTTGTGTGCATGGCTTTATTATAAGTCCCTTTTAGGCACTACGTCAAGCCTTTTTCACAATTATTTTTCTAGGGACAAACCCTGCCTTCCCTCCTCAATATCCAAAATCTGATTGAGCTGGCTGCTCACCTCGGCGTACCTGGTGCGGCAGGCGGCGATGGCGCTGGCGGTGTCTCGCTCGGTCGCAAACCGGAGGCCGACACCGGCGGCAGCGGCACCGGGCGCACTCGCAGGCTCGCCGGCAGTGGCTGGCACTGGGTCTGCGGCGATGTTGTTGAGCAGGCCGACAGTGCCAGCGTCGAGGCACTCACGGCCAGATAAAGCAGCAATTTTTTCACGCGCATCTCCGAGTTGGTTGTTGAGGGTGGCCAGCGTCTTGACGTGCTTGACGGCGGCGGCATCGATGATCTTGATTTGGCGTTTGGCATCAAGGGCACGCAGGTCGGCGGCGGCCAGGTCGGCACGCGCCTGCACGCCCAGTTGCCACTTGACGCCCCCGGCCGCACCCGTGGCAAAGATGATGGCCGCAATCACGGCTTGCACAGCCCAGCTCATGCCGCGCCCCGGTAATGCGCCCACGCGCGCGGCCAGCGCTCGCCTGGGCACTCGATGGGCAGGTGGCCGTACTGGCCGCACAGCAGGCAGGTGTCGCGGGCGCCGGTCATTGCTCTGCCATGCACTTGGCATGCCTCTCCTGCGCCCGCAGCCACACTCCGCGGCACCGCTTGGCAGGGTCTTTACAGTCCTTGCCGGCTGCGCGGCGTGAATCCAGATTCAAATACGCATCGCACGCAGCCAGGTAGTTGCCGGCGTTGATGTACCTCACCACATCGGAGCGGCAAGCGCCGCCCGAGCCGCGCCAGTAGGCAAAGTTCACCAGCACGTCATACTCACCCTGCGTCATCTCACCGGTCACGCAGCGCTTGAGGTTGAGCTCATCCTTACCGATGTGCGCCAGGCTCATGCGCAGCGCCTTCTGCGGCGTGGCGGTGTCGCCCAGTTTGACCGGTGAGCCGTCCGGGTTAAAGGTGGAGCCAAAGCCGACTGTGGGCCGGTCGCCAGGGATTGGGATGATGGCCTTGCCGGTGAAACCCTCATCCATCACCAGGGAGATCAGACCGGCAGCACTGAGTGTAAGCGCCGCAATTACCGAGCGCGGCGCTCTCATAGGTCACCCCGCAGCCAATCCTGCCAGACCAGCGCCCACCAGTTCATGTACAACGCAAATCCGATCATGGCCGACCTCCGCCCTTGAAAATCACCCAGGCGCCCCAGCCGGCAGTGCACATGCCGATGATGGCGCCGATTGGCATCGCTAATTTCCCGATCCAGTTCAAGACCTTGAAAGCACCTTGCATGGCGCTGAAAAACGCCACCAGTTCAGCAATTGCTTCTGCGTCTACCCGGTTGATGGCGGCCGTGTTGATTGAGATACCATCCGTAAGCTGGCGCATCAAGTCGTCGCCCTCTGTCAGGCGGCGCTCGATGGCTTCAAAACGTTCCATGGTGGTCTTGTCGTTTGCGCGGCGCTCAGTCATGGTTTTGTTTCCGGTTGTTGATTCTTTTGGTACACGCGGTTCAAAAAAAACGCCTGCGTCACATCCCGCCCCAGGCTCAGGCAGAGCGCCGCCAGGTGATGCGGCCCGAATGTTTCGCTGGCTTGCAAATAAGGTGCGGCCACCCACTCATTGCAAAACCACGCCGCATCCTCACCACTGCCTGGCAGCCGCGTAGCCCAGGCGCCGCGCCAGTCGTAAGGGGCACCGTCGGTCTGTGCCAAAAAATCAATTGAGTCCTGCACATCCCAGCGCGGCACGTCGGCGATCAGCCAGTGCGCGGGGTTAAGCCGCAGCGTCTTGGCGCGCACGCCCCCGTCACGCAGCGACGCGGATGCCATCGTCACCGTCCCGTCCGGGTGCTCGGCGTGGATAGCCTCAGCGTGCGTCACATCGCCGTACGGGCCTTTTTGCGTGTAGCGCGTAATGGCCCAGCCAAAGCGGGCCAGCCAGTCGTCTTTGGCATGGTCACCGACGTAAAAAGCGACCTTCATATAACCGCCAGCCCCAAAACCCGCTTCACGCCGGCCACGTCAACACCGGCAGCAGCGGCTCAACGTCGGCGTAGCTGGTAGGCATCGGCGCGGCCCCCGCCTGCACCTGGGCCATGAAATCGTACAGCCCAGCCCACGTCGCGTCGCGAGCTGCAACCGCATATTGCCCCTCGGCTGCGAACTTCGGCACACTTGAGGTGGCGTAGGTGGCCGCCGACAGGATACCGTCGTAGCCGCGCGTCTGAAAGAAGACATCGAGTCGCTGCTGTGTTGCCATGACGATGGTCGCCTGCAGGCTGTCCAACTTCGTCGCTTGCGCCTGTGCGTAGGCGGGTGCATCAAGCACCGTCCATACGCCGGCGTTATAGCTCAGGGCGCCACCAAGCCATAGCTCGGGCGGCTGACCACTTACCGCCTCATGCGTATCGGGGTGAACATCTAGCGCCCGCAGGCTGGGCGTAATCAGGCCGCGAGCGCTAATGCTGACAGGCTCGAAGTCAGGCAGCAGGTACAGGGCGCGGTGAGTGGCGATCTCGCGAATGATTTGCATGGCGCTATATTCCCCAGTTGGTAATCAACAACGCCGAAGCGCTCAGTGCGCGCCCAAGCAATACATTTCCATTGGCGCTGGCTGTAGTTAAGCTTCCGTCCGCAGCAACGTAATAATTCAGGCCAGCGGTCAGGCCAACCTGGTTGGTGTCAATCTGGTATGGCAGCTTGACCGCAACCGGCGTCGCGTCGAGCGCCGCAGCCTGGGCGATACCGACAGATGCGGCATTGTTGGTGGTTGTCGCTGCGCCACCGAAGGTGATCGCAGTGCCAAAACTGCCATTGCCGCCATCCGGGTAGGCAAAGACGACCCTGCCAGCCTGTGGACTGTATGTGGCCGACACAGTGCCGATGCTTGCGCTTTCAAACACAACCGGCGCAGAAAAGACAATTACGGTTCCCGACACTGTGCCGACTACGGCAGTGCCAAAGCCCCCATTTCCGCCATCGGAATATGCCACGACAACCTTGTCGGCAACACTGTCGTAAGCCACCGCAGGGACTGTTGCCGCGCTGTTGAAAACCACTGGCGTGCCGAAGCCAATTGATGTGCCGGAAATTGAACCAACAATCGCCGTCCCGAAGCTACCGTTGCCGGCGTCCTTATAGACAATCACGACCTTCCCCGCCACGCTATCGTAGGCGACAGACGTAGAAAAGGTGTTCGCATTGTTGAAAATTACCGGCGTGCCAAAACTAATTGACGTGCCAGAGACCGTGCCAATTACAGCTACGCCCTTGATCGCCACGTCGTTTTTGTAGGCGACCACGGTCTTACCCAGCGTGGCATCGCAGGCGGCTGACAAATTACTCACAAACGCCGACTGAAATACCGTCGGTGCGCCGAAGCTGACCGAGGTGTCTAAAATTGTGCCGACAATTGCCGTTCCGAAACTGCCATTGCCGCCATCGGAATAGGCCAACACCACCTTGCCGGCAGCGCTGTCGTACACGACGGCAATGGCGGCGGTGCTCGCGGCATTGAACGCCACCGGCGCGCCAAAGCTAATCGAAGTGCCAGAGATGGTGCCAACGATTGCAGTGCCAAAGCTGCTATTGCCGACATTTCGATACGCCAGCAGCACCCTTGCAGCCACCGGGTCATAAGCGCCAGCAATTGCGAGCGAATTGCTGGCGCTGAACGTCACGGGAGCACCGAAGCTAATTGAGGTGCCGGAAATCACACCCACCACCGCCACACCTGTCGCAGCGCCTACGCGATAAGCCACCACTACCACATTGGCAACAGAGTCATAGATCGAGACGATATTGTCGACACTCGCGCCTTGGAATACCACTGCAGTTACTGGCGTCTCGTCGACAATTTCCGCGACCACACTCACTGTTCCGTTTGCGTTCAGCGCAACCACCAGGCCGGCGCCGGCAATCGCACCCGTGGCGACAAACTCGGTGGCAGCGCCGCCACCTGCGCCACCTTCAATTGCCAGGTTTCCCGCCCCAAGCAGCGAGAGGCCGTTGACTGTCTTGATGTTAGTAGCGCTGATAAGGGCTGCCTGTTTCTCCGCGTCCAGCTCGGCCAGAGCAGCCTGCACGTCTGTGGCGGCGAGGTTGCCAGTGGGGGCGAAGGTGACGCCGGAGGCGACAGAGGCGCCGTCGGCCCCTGCCGGGCCGGTGGGGCCGGTGGGGCCGGCCACGGTAGAGTCGGCGCCGGCGGCGCCGGTGGCGCCCTGCGGTCCTTGGATGCCGCCGTAGGCGAGCACGGACCAGGTGGTCACGCCATCGCCGACCTTGAATTGATCGGTGTCGCGCTCGATGCCGATCTCGCCGTCTGCCAGCACCGGGTTGGCGGCGGTCCAGTTGGCGGCGGTGTCGCGCCGGAGTTGAATTCTGTCAGCCAATTGCATTACCTCCGTCAATCACTTGGGCCGGCAGGTAGACGCTGGCCGCGGCGCCGCCGTCGATGGCATCCGAGCCCAGCCAGGCCTGCATTTGCGCGTAAGTGGCGCGCACCCAGGCGGCGCCTTGCTTGACGACGAATTCGTCGGGCACTGCGGCGCTGGCCAGCGCCAGGCCGGAGGGGTCGAAGCCGGCGGCGGCCGCGCCACCACCACCGCCGCCCGATGCGCCCTTGTCGCCGCGTGAGCCTTTTTGCCCGCGCAGGTCCACGGTCTCGCCCCAGGTGCCGTCAGGCCTTTCAAAGCGCAGGCCGGTGCCTATCCATTCATGGGCCGGCGTGTCGCCTTTGTCGCCCTTCTCGCCCTGTTTGCCGGGCGCGCCTTTGGCGCCGGTATGCCCGTCTTTGCCGTCAACACCAGGCGCACCATCGCGGCCATCCTGACCGTCTTTGCCATCCGCACCGTCTTTGCCATCAACACCGTTGCGCCCGTCTTTTCCGTCAACACCGGGCGCGCCGTCCTGGCCGTCTTTGCCGTCAACACCATCGCGGCCATCGCGCCCGTCTTGCCCGTCTTTGCCGTCAACGCCATCGCGCCCGTCCATCCCATTGGGGCCGCGCGTCATGGCGCGCTGGTCTGCCGTTTTGGCGCGGTGGATAGCTTTGGCGGCCAGCGTGGCCACCAGGGCGAGGTCGGTCATGCTCGCGCCCATGCTCAATCCGCCATGGTGTCCGCCAGGCGCGCCAGTGCGGCGCTGGCGTCGGCCTGCAGCGCCGCACTGTCGGTGGCGGCTTGCAGCGCGGCGTTGCCCGGTATGCCCTGCGCGTCTTTCTCGCGCACCCAGCGGCTCTGCTGCTCCAGCGTATCAATGGGGTTGCCCCCGCGCCGGCGGATGATCTCGGGGCCGCTCACGTAGCAGCGGTCCTCGGCCAAACCCCAGGCCTCGATTTCTTTCTTGGGGTCAATCCACGGCATCGCCGGCGGCATGTACTGCGCGTCATCCACCGTCTCAGGGCGCACGCCGGCCGGGATTTTGAGCACACCCGATGCAATGGCCACGGCAATGAATTGCTCATAAGTCGGGCGCACGATGCGGCCAATGAATTCATTGGCCAGTGTGGTGTAAACGGTGTAGCCCTCCACCAGTTCCTGGCGCTGGGCCGAGTAGGTGCCGTCGTAAGTGCGCGAGATGCTGGAAAACGTGGGCCCCGCGCCGGCGGCCACCGCCTTGAGCTGGCCCGATCGGTAGGTCTCCAGATTCGGATTGGGCCGATTAGTGTCGATCATCCCGATTTCCTCTCCGGGCTTGAGGTCGTCAAACACCATGCCGGGGCGGAACTTCATTTGCCGCTGGCCTTCGTTGTCCTGGCTGGGCTCGTAGAGGTCGGGCCCCCCCTTCTTGATGAACGCGGCCATACTGGCCGCAATCTTGGCCGCAATGCGTTCGCTCTCTTCGTAGTCTTTCAGGTCGTCAAAGCGGTTGAGCACGCTGGCAAAAATCGACACGCCGCGCATCTGGCGGATGCGGTGCACGTTCTTGATGTGCTGCATCCTGGCTGCGGGGATGCGCTTGGTCTGGCCGCCGCCGTCCAGCGGGCTGATCTTGTACACGTGGTAGCCGGTGGGCGCGCCCCAGGCGTTAATCTCCACGCCCTGCACAATCTGGGCCGGGCTGGTGGTGTTGAGGTCCATCGGCACAAAATCGGCCTCCAGCATCTCAATGCTGAACGGCACCCGCGTGCCGTGGTCAAGGCCGGGGATGGTGCCGCTCAAGGTCTGGTTGAACATCTCACCGTCGCGCAGCCAACTGCGCGCCATCATGCGCTGCGCGCTGGCCCAGTCATGCTGTTTGGTCACCTCAGGCGCTATCGACCAGTCTTTGTACAGATCCAAAATCTGGCGCGCCAGCACGTCATTGATGGAGCCGTCCGCATTGCGCGGCTGCGGCTCCACGCCGATGCCGTTGGGCCCCACCACGTTGGCCACCAGGGTGTTGATCACGCCCAACGCCAGGTCGTAGTTTTGCTCCAGGTGGCGGGCCGTCTGGCGCAGCGTGGCGCCGGCGCGCAGCACCGCGGCATTGCCGCTGCCGGTCTCGCGCCGGCCCTTGCGCAGCGTGCTGGGCTTGGCCGCCTCGTAGTAGCTCAGCACCGTGCGCGCGTGTGCACGCCTGATCGCCGCCACGGGGTTGACCCAGGCCACCACACGGTCGGCCAGAGTCTGCTTGGGGGGTTGCTGAGCCATGGTGTGGGTCTCTCTCTCAGTCCGAGAAATCGGCCAGCTGGTGGCGCGGGTACAGGCGCGGGGTAGATGACGCGGCGCGGGCAATCTCCATCTGGATCATGGCGCGCGCCTGCAGCAGCTCGGCCATGGTGCGCAGGGTGACCGTCTTGCCGTCGGCAGTGCGCACGCTCATCTCCCCGCTGGCAATGGCCGAATCAATCGCCGCGAGATCGTTTGTAGTAAATGCCATGCCGGCAAGCATGGCGAAAACCGCGTGCAATGTATCAAATTACTGCACTTTTTTAGGCTGGCGCCGGCTCAGGCTGGCGTGCGCCGGTAGGCAAACACCGGCGCGGTAATGGTGGGGCCGGCGCCCGCTATGTAGGCCGGCACAGCCTGCACCTCAACCGCCGAGCCGGGCGGTGAGCTGGCCAAGGGCCGCACGGCTACCAGCTCCAGGCCGCCAAAATCAAACCGCAGGCCCACACCCAGGTAAGCCGTGCCGCGCGCCGGGTGCACCCCTGCGTGCTTGTGCAGCGGGTCGGTGCCGCCAAACTTGGCCATGTCGCCAAACTTGTCCGGCTGGCTGATAGAAGAAGACGACGACATGGCCTGGCCCGAGTCGGCCAGGATCATCGCCGTTGGAAAAGGTGAGCTTATGCTGATGTTTGCCACAAACGGCGCATTGGCCGCCATGGCATAGCTGCCGTTGGTGCCGGCCACGGCCAGCGCACCGTCCAGGAATACGTCGTAGTTCACCACCTCCCTGGTAAATGTGGCCGGCACGTCGGTGGCAAAAATAAGGCTCGAATCAGAGCTAGCCGCGCCGCTGTAGCTTATGCCCTGCACCGCAGGCACTGGCAAGCCAATGGCAAAGGCATCGCGACTGATGTCGCCCACCAAGTGGGTGTTGGTCCAGCTCAAGGCCAGGTCCGGGCCGCTCTGGCTGATGCTCTTGCTGCCGTCATCCGCCGCGCCCACTACCCCGCTGAAGTCCGCGGTAAAGCTCCGGCTGGCCAGCAGCCCGTGCGCCGAGTGCGACACCTGCAGCACCGTCTGGCGCGGCTCAGACCAGCTCTCTGTGCCGGCCGTGAGGGTGCCGCTGGAGTCTGCCGTGCGCGTTTGGGTAAAGGTGTAGGCCAGCGTCACATAGGCCAGCGCGTCGTCTAAAAAATCAACCGCGAGCAAAACGTTTCTTTGCAGCACGGTGGTGCGGATGTAGCTGACGGTGGCCGTCTCCACCAGCGGCGGGTCAGAGGTCGGCACATAGGTAAACACCGTGCTGGCCGTGAGCGCATTGGTCAGCAAGCCGTCTACCCCGTAGCTCTGCAGCACCGCCCAGGTCACCGGGTCCAGCGCAGCCGCCACAATGCGCGGCGCATCGTCGGCAATGGGCACGTCTCGCCACGCAATGCAGGCGGCTAGTCTGTCACCCAGGTTGTTAAAGTGCGGCCGCTGGCGCGTGATCCAGGTGCCGGTCACCGGCAGGTTGGCCGTGGTGGAAAAGGTAGTGGCCGGGTAGGTGGCCAAAATCACAAAGGCCGTGGCCGCCACAATGTCAGCCAGCGGCACCGCTCCGGTGGCCCCCTGCGGCACCAGGTCAAAAGTAACCATGCGCCGGATGCCCAAAAACTGCGGGTAACTGTCAGAGCACACGCGCAGCACCACCTGGTCGACCAGCAGCGGGTTGGGCCGGTGCAGTGCGCAAGCTATCACCTTGTCAATGCCGGTGCTCACCATGCGCCCGTTAATCCAGACCTTTGGGCTGTCGGTGTAGGTAACGGGCGCGCCGGTCTTGTTGGGCGGCGGCGTAATGGTGCCGCCCGTGGTGGTAGACCAGCCGGTAGCGGTCGAGTAGCGGTCATCCGGCCCGCGCCACGACAACTCAACCGGTGAGCCGGCCAGCACAAAATGCGGGCTCACCCAGGTAATATGGCCCGGGTGCTGGTCAACGGTTGCTACCGGCTTGGGCGCCACCGGCATAGGCGCGCCATAGCGCACCAGCCACGACGACGACGGCAGCGGCACCGCCGCCCCGGTCAGGCTGGTGCTTGAGGCCTGCACGCCGCGCAGCGCCGGGCCGCAGCTCTTGGGGTTGTCCACAAAGCCCACCACTTTCGGCTGCGACCAGTCTTGCGCGGTAAATTTGACCACGCAGGCGTCGCCCACCTCAAACGCGCCGGCGTGGCACTCCATGTACTGCACCGGCACGCCGGCCAGCGTGGCGCTCTGGTTGATCTCCAGCCCCTGCGCGGATGACAGGTCGGCGGTCAGCGTCACGTCGGCCGTGTCGGCGTCCTGGTCGATGGCGGTGATCACCCCGCGCCGGTAGGTCGGCTTGTGCTTTTGCCAGCCCGGCAAAATGGCGGCGTTAAAGTAGGCTTGCGGGGCGCTTTGCACCTCGCGGGCGCTCAAAAGCCCGTCGGTGGCGGGCACCGGCGCCGGGGCGGCGGGGGCAATCAGCACCAGCGCGTTTTCGCCCGGTATCTCAATGGTGGCCACGGCGCCGGTGGCGTCCTCGGTCAGGTCGGCGCACCAGGCGGCTATCTCCTCTGTCAGCGTCAATCCCTCCCAGTAAGACAGGGCGCGCTCGGCATCGGTCTGCATGATCTGCAGCGTCTGCAAATTAAGCCGCAGCGGGGCCGTGTTGCCCTTCTCGGCCACGAGCGCCAGGGCGGCGGCGGTGTAGGCGTCCAGCCGGGTCTTGATCTCTTTTTGCGCGGCCGACAATGCGGCGCGGGCGGCCACCAGCGCGGCCTGAGCGGCGCTCAGTTGCTCCGGGGTGGCGGTTGGGTCTACTGACAAGTCCGCCAGCGCCTGCGCCGCGTCAGCCTCGGCCTGCGCGGCCGGCGGCACCGCTTGCGTGGCGGCCACATAGTCGTCTATGGCGGCCTCTGCCGCGGCCAGGGCTGCGTCCTCCACCAACTGCTGCGCATCAAGCAGCGCCTGTACCGCCAACAGCGCGGCGGCTATCTCGCCCATCTGCGCGATGATGCGCACTATGGTGTTGTCGCGCAGCGCCGTGCCGTAATCCAGGGTCACGGTGTACAGCCCGTCGGTGCCGCCGCCGGTGATGGTGCCCTGCCCCATCTCAGCGCTGCTCCCCGACGTCCATGTAGGCGTCGCCCGACGGCGCGTAGTAGTTGATGTAGCCCACCACAAAGCCCACGCCCTGCGCAAAGGCGCGCTGGCCTGGGCGCAAGAGCCAGTCAATCTCGGCCCGCACGCGCAGCGCCGTGCCGCTGGAGACCGAGCGCACGCCGGTCAAGGTGCGGTCAAAGGCGGCGGGCGGGTCAAGGCTGGCGGCAAAGGCGGTGCTGTAGCCGGCCAGGGTGCAGGTGTAGCGCTGCGGGCCCTGGGCAAAGCTGCGCTGCTCTGTGGGCGCGCGCGCCATTTCGTACTCAAGCGCCTGCCCGCTGGTCAGCACCGCGCGCCGGCTCACCACAAACTCAGTGGCCGCGTTGATGGTCTCCACCCACGGCGCGCACGCGGGCACCACGCATTGCACATAGTTGCTGGCCCCGGTCTGCAGCGTGGCCTGCCAACTGCTGATGGGCACGCGCACCGTGCCGGTGGGGGTGATGAGGTCCATCACGTACAGGCTGACGGCATCGCCAAGCTGGCCGGTGAAGTCGTGATAAGCCAGCGCGGCCGGGGCGCCCAGGGGCGAGGGTGCGGCGGCGTAGCCAAACACCGGCTGGCGAGCCAGCAGTGCCGGCGCGCCCAGCATCGAGGGTGCGGCGGCGTAGCCAAACACCGGCTGGCGAGCCAGCAGCGCCGGCGCGCCCAGCATCGAGGGTGCGGCGGCGTAGCCAAACACCGGCTGGCGAGCCAGCAGTGCCGGCGCGCCCAGCATCGAGGGCGCGGCCAGGCGGGCCTGCACGCCGTCATGGCGCGCCAGCAGCGCCGGCTCGCCCAGGGGCGACGGCGCTGCGGCGTAGCCAAACACCGGCTGGCGCGCCAGCAGCGCCGGCGCGCCCAGCATCGAGGGCGCGGCCAGGCGCGCCTGCGGGTGGGTGGCGCCACTGTCCGCGCCCGCCCCAATCGGGGCTTCGCCGAGGGCGCTGCTGCCGAGGCTCATGGCTTAGACGTACTGGCCGCCGGTGGCGGTGGTGCCGGCGGTGTCGCCTGGCAGGTAGGTGGTGGCGGCCCCTGCTACATACAGGACTGAGTTGGTGGCGACGCTATAACGTTTACCCGTCGCGGACCCCGAGAATGTATTGCCGTTGGCTTCAATAATGCCGCAAAAATTAAGGTCACAGAAGCCGATAGAGAATGCAGGCGTCCCGCTTATCGTTACTGTCTTACTCTGCACAAATATCGCACCCGCTTCGAGCGCGACCAGATGCGCCCATGCGCCGCCGGAAATTGTGTAGTTGCCGGTACAAATAATGCTGGCACCCGTGTTGACTCTGATCTGGTGCGCTACGCAGGACCCTATATCGAGATTGCTGAAGCTTATCTGTGCTCGGGAGTTGGCCAGCAAGTTGAAGTTGCCGGTACTTGTGACCTTGAATCCTGTCAGCGTGATGGCGGAGCCGTTGCTGGCGGTGATAGTGGCCCCCGATGATGTCAGCAACACATTGGCGGGGGTAGCGGCGTTGCCCTGGATCGTGACCGTACCAGAGCCGAGCCATGGGCCGTTGACCACAGTGGCCCCGGAGTAGGTGCCGTCTGCCAGTTGGATCGTCACGCTATAAGTTGCGATGTCGAGCACGGTAACGGCGTTTATCGCCTTCTGAATCGTCAAAAACGCTCCACCCGCCGAGTCAACCAGCCCGGTGTTGCTGTCGCTGCCATCGGTGCGCACGTAGTAAGTCCTGGCCGCCGTCAGCCGCTCGCGGGGCCACTTGGCCTGCACCGCCGGCACGCTGATATACACCTGCTTGGTGCCTGCTGCCAGCGTGACCACCGCGCCGGCGTTGCTGCTGCTGGTGACGGTGGTGCGCGTGAGCGTGTTGGCCGCAGAGTAGGTACCCAGGCCGCACTCCCAGTCGCCGGTGGGCACGCCGCTGGCGTCTACCGCCTGCAGGGCGTAATACAGCGTGTCGCCCACGGCGCAGGCTGCTGAAAACGCCTGGAATCCGGTGATAGCGCCGGCCAGGGTGAGCGCGCCGGTGCCGGTGGTGGTGCTGGTCTCTTTGACGCGGTCGGCGATGACGAAGGCCATGGCGCGCCCCTTAGCCGATGGTGGCCGAGAGCACCTCGACCGGGCCGCCGGCCACGATGGTCAGGGTGTTGAGCACGATCTTGCCGGCCACGGCCGCCTCCCCCGCCTGCGCTGGCAGGGCCAGGTGCACGGCGCCGGCTACGTCGCAGACCTCGCCATAGGCGGCGATGCCGCCGGCGTCGGCGGACTCGTCGCGCGCGGCTATGGCCAGGGTGAGCTGGCCGGTGGTCCCGTTGACCGTGCCGCAGGGGTCCACCAGTGGGATGGTGGCCAGCAGCACGTCGGCCGCGTCGCGGACCTTGATGGAGCCGGCGCCCACGCCGGTGTCGATCAGGTCGAGAAAAGAGGTGTGCGCGGCAACCAGGGCGGCGGCGGAATAGGTGGCAACGGTAGGTGCGGGCATGGTAGGTGTCTCCTTAAAAAATCAGGCCAGTTTGTTGACCACCAGCAGACTCAGGCTTGACTCTGCGGGGCCGGGGTTGTATTGCTCCAGCGCGGCCAGCCACAGGCCGCGTGGGGTAGCCACGTGCACCCGTGCATACAACTGCACCAGGCGCTCGATGGCGGCCTCTCGGGCCGCGCTGCGCACAGGCCAGGCCAGGGTAATGCTGCGGTCGGCCTCGGCAAAGCCAAAGTCGTTGAACACCGCGCCGCCGTCCAGCGTGGCAATGCGGTTCATGCGCCGGCGGGCGTCGCCAAAGGTCTGGCCGGGCAGCACGTCAAGCGCTACCGAGCCTGCCGGGTCGAAGGTGAGGGATGACAGCACTACTCGCATATCAAGCCCCCAGCAGCATCTTGAGGCCGTCTTTGTTGACGCGCACCTGGATCGCTTGCAGTACCTCCCACATGAAGGCCTCCAGATGCGGGGCCAGGCCGGCGCCGTCGACGGTGATCAAGCCGTCACCCTTGAGCAGCGCGTCGGTCTGCGCCTTGATCTGGGCAATTTGCGCCTCGGTCAATCTCTTTTGCAGATCCAGCGCATCCTGCCGGCGCTCATTCTCCAAATCAATCTGCTTGGTGATGATGTTTTGCTCGGAGAAATTCAAATCTTTGAAGCCGCCGAGCAGGCCGAACAGGTCGCCCAGCAGGTCGCCGGTGCTGGTGATGGAGGTGCCGATTGACTCAAACGCGGCCACGGTGATTTTGGCGCTGGCCTCAATGGAGGCGGACATCAACTCGGTCTGCTGCTTGATGAGAGCCAGCTTCTCTTCGAAGGCCATCTTGGCCACTTCCTCGTTCCACTTTTTCTGCGCCTCTTCGGCCTTTTTGGTCTCGTCCGCAATCTTGGCCAGATCGGTGCCGGCCTTCCCGGTGGCGGTGCCGAGCTTGACGGTGCCGGTCTCTGACTTGACGAGCTGCTGCTCGTAGCCGGTGATGGCGCCGGTGAGTTTGTCAAAAATGGGCACGGTCTGCAGCGCGTAGGTGTTGACCTCTTTTTGAGTGCCGGCCAGTTTGTCAGCTCCGCCGGCGGCTTTCTCGGCCGCCACAAACGCCTCCAGCATGGCACGGTTGGAGTCGTCAAACGCGCCCTCGGTGGACTGCGCCGCCTCGCCCACGCCGGCCAGCGCATCGCCGGCCTTGACCCAGCCGTTGGCCGCATCGCTCCACACCACCACGCCGGCGCTGACCAGGTCGCTGGCCTCGTCCACCGACTTGGCCGCAATGCCGCTGGTTTGCGCAAAGCGCTCCAGGCTCAAGCCGGCGCGCTCGGTAATGGCCACGCCCTGCTGCTGCGACTCTTGCAAATGCTCGTTGGCCTCGCGCCACTGAACGAGGGCACTTACCAGGGCAATCACCTTGTCGCTGGCAAAGTAAGCGGCCATCACCACGCCGGCAGCGCTCAGGCTCGCGGTAAAGGCCGGCAGCGCGGTCACCAGGGCAGACACACCGCCCAGCAGGCTCAGGCCCTGCTTGGCCACCATCAGCCCCACCAGCACCTCCAGCCACGGCAGCAGGCTGGTGATGCCGCCCAGCAGCAAGTTAAGCTGAGTTACCACGCCGGCAATGTTGCCGGCCATCTTGAAAAAGTCGGGCCCCAGGCCGCCCACCTGCGCGCCGATCTCCACCAGCTTGTCGAACAGCGGCTTGAACGACTCGATCACGCCAGCGGTAAATTTGGACAGGCCCAGGAAGGCCGCGCCGGCCAGCTCGATGGCGCGCGTGAGGCCATCCACGGTGCTGATGTCGATGTTGCCGAAAAGGCGTTTGAAGGCGTCCACCACGGCCTCGATGCCGCCCTTGAAGCCGCTCAGGTCGGCCCCGGCCAGGGCCGCCGGCAGGTTTTTAGCGACGGTCTCCAGCGCGGCCTGGATGCCGCCAAACTGGCTCTCGATGAAGGCCACCAGGTCAGCCAGGGCGCCGCCTTTGACGCTGGCCCCCAGCGCCTCGAAAATCTTGGCGATCGCCCCCGCGATGCCGCCGAATTCATCGAGCAGCGGCGTGCCGATGTTGATCAGCATCACATTAAAAGCGGCAGATATTTTGCCCGTGGCCACGTCCAGGCTGCCCGCCATCTTGGCAAAGGCCGCGTCGGTGGCGCCGGCCACGTCGGCCATGGATGCCAGCGTCTTGGCAAAGTTGTCGGCCTGCGGCCCGGCCAGGGTGGCGGCAGCGGTGAAGCCGTTGATGCTGCCAAACAGCGTCTTAATCTGCTCGGCATTGCCGCCGGTCTTGTCGGCAACAACCTGCAGCAGGCCGGAAAACCCCTCGGCCTTCAGACCGGCCGCGGTAAAGTTGATGCCCAGCTCGCCGGCCAGGTCAGATGCCTCTTTTGACGGCGAAATAATATTGGCAAGCGCCGCCCGCACGGCCTCTATCGACTCCGCCGGCTTGATACCGGCGGCGGTAAGCGTGGCAATGGCCGCGCCCAGCTCCTCGATCGGCACGCCGGCCAGCTTGGCCACCGGCGCCACTTTGGCAAAAGACGCCGCCAGGTCGTCCATGCTGATGTCGCCGTCGTCAATGATCTTGAAGAAAATGTCAGACAGCTTGCCGGCATCTGCTATCTCAAGCCCGTAGCTATTCAGGGTGCTGACCAGCACCTTGGTGGTGGCTTGCAAATCGGCCCGGGTGGCTACCGACAACTTCTCCGCCACTGAGATCAGGCTCAGCGAGTCGGCATAGTCCACCCCCGAGCCGATGGCCGCGCCCAGCGCTGCGGTGATACCAGCCAGCGGCTGCGTGCTGCTGGCGGCATACGACAAGATCGATTCCTTGAACGCGTTCAGGTCATCGTCCGAGGCGTCGATGATGGTGCTTACCTGCCTGAAGCTGGTGTCAAAATCGCCCGCCACCTTGACCGCAAAAACCGTCATGGCCGCGCCGGCCGCCAGCAGCCCGGCCTCTACCTTGAGCGCGCCCACCGTAAAGTCGGCAATCGGCTGGGTGACGTTTTGCAACGAGCTGGTGAACGACTTGGCATTGTTCAGCGCGCTCAGCGTGGCCGCGCCGGTTTTGTCCACGCCGTTGAAGATAAGGTCAATTGTTTTTTGCGCGTCAGCCACGGGGCACCTTTAATTTTGTTGCTTCTGCCGGGCGGCCCGGTCGGCGTACCACAGGCCCCACAACTCTGTCTCAATCTCGCTCAGGTAGCCCTGGGGGAATACGTCCGGGCGCACCTCAAACAAAAACCGCCCGCGCTCTGAGCAAAGGGCCAGCGCGGCCCTTATTCCGGGGTCTTGCCAGAGCGCCTGGGCTTTCCCGGCTCACAACCTTGCCCGGTCAAATTGGTGATGGCGTTGGTGAGCTGGTAAAAAGTGGTGGGGAAGGTCTCGGCCAGCTTCACGGCCACGTCCCGGTTGTCGGGCCCCAGCAGGGGCGCCACGCTGCCGGCTGTGAGCATCTCAATGCGCCGGCTCACGTCGCCCGGCACGTCTTCGCTTGAGAGGCCCATGGCCTTGCGTATGGCGCCGGCCTTGTCGCCGTCTCCCGCCAGGGCGGCCACCATGGCGCGGGCGTTGTCCAGCCCGTGCGCTGCCGCCTCATTGGCGCGGCTCAGCTCGGCGGCGGAGAGGCCGCGCACCGTCCACTGCGCCGGCGCGTCCTTGCCGAACCACTGGGCCAGCTCGGGCACATCAAGCGTGCTCTGGCGCGGCACCAGGGCCGCGCTCAAGAACTTTTGCAAATCAAGCATGGGCGCATCAAGCCTTCACGTCCACCGACTCGGTGCGCGGCGTGACGGTGCAGGCGGCGGAGAAACTGCCACCACCGGCCGGGAAGGTGCGGCTGACGCCGAACACGCCCTGGGTGAGCTGCTTGGGCACGGTCTTGTCGCGGTCGGGCCGGAACTCAAACCAGATTTCGTTTCCCTTGGCGGCCAGTACGCTGTCGGTGATGCCGTCCTTCAAAATCGCCGTGAAGCTGGCCTGCCCCAGCGAGCTGGAGGCCGAGCCGACCGGGCCGTCATAGGTGCTGGTGGAACTGATCGAATAGGTAGACTCAGCCGGCACCCAGTCGGCGGTGTTGGCAATAGGCGCAAACAGCGGCGTGGCGCCGCGAATGTACACCTTTTTGGGCACCGCGCCGGTGTGAATCAAAGGCAGGTCGGCGGCAAAGGTGATCTCGCCGGTGGCAAAGTCAAGCGAGTAGACCGGGTAGTCAGAGCGCTCCACGTGCAAGCCCGGCACCGCAAAAATCTGCGCGCTGGTAATGACGGCGGCCGCAGTGGTGACCACGCGCACCTGGGCAATCTCGATCGAGCCCACGGGGATCAAGGGCGGCCCGCCGGCGGCGCCCCGGGTCTCCACAAACGCGGTGGTGGTGCCGCTGGTGCCGGCCACCACGGCAATGGCGCCGGTGGCGTCGATGGTGATGGAGTTGACCTTGCTCACGTCGGTAAGCGGGCGCGTGATCACGCCGGTGCCGGCAGACACAGCCAGCACGCCGTCGACGTCGGCACCGGTGGCCGCCGCCATGGATGCCGTCAGGGCCGCCACGGTAACGGTGTCGTTACTGGCGTGCGTGGTGACCGCGCCGCCGGTCAGCAGGCCATAGGGCACCACCACCGGCTCGGCGCCGGCAGCGTTGCTGATGGGTGCAAATGATGCGGCAAAAACGGTGGCGTCGCCGCTGTCAGCGGCGGCCTCGAAGGGTTGCGCGGTCTGGCCGGCCTCGTAGCGGATGATGGGTGCGCCCATGGGTTGCTCCTTTGAAAAAAATTAACTGACAGTGGCCGGGGCGCCGCGCAGGTGCTGGTAACGCACCGTAAAGCTGGCCTCGGCAAAAACAATTTTTCCGGCCTCAAGTTGGATGCCGCCGCCGGTGTAGTCCACCCCCAGCGCCAGGCCGCCAAAGGTCTCGTCAACGTGCATGGCTGTTACCAGCGCGGCCAGGGCCGCATGGGCCTGGATTCGCATGGCGTTGCGGTCGGCACTGGCGGCCAGCTCGGCGCGGCCAATACTGAGCGGCATGCTCAAGCGGGTGGTGTCGTAGCTGGTGGCGGCGTCGTCGGTGCCGTCTTGCACAATGGTCACCGGCAGGTCGCGCTCGTCCTCGGGCGCGCTCAAGCCGTATTCAGCCCCGGTGGCGGTCAGGATGGCAGCCAGCAGGCGCTCACGCACGGAGTCGGTCACAGCGTGGCCTCCGGCGGGTGTTTCTTGACCAGCAGGTAGCGCATGGCGTCAAGCAGTTGGGCCTGGTACTCGGCACCAGCGCCGGGCAGCACGTCGTCGCGCACGGTGTCAAACACCTGGCTGACCGACGGGCCGCTGAACACTTTTATTTTTTTGCTGCCACTCAGCCGCGCCGCAATGCCCACGTTTTTACCGCCGTTCAAGATGATGTAAAACGGCTTGTTGCCAGCGGTGTCGTTGTCGCCCCGGACCAGCTTGGCGCCGCCGTTGGGCTTGACCTTGACCATGATGCCGCGCTTGGGCACCAGCGGCGGCTTGATCCAGCCGACCTTGTCGCTGGCAATGGTGGCATCAGTCGAAAAGCGAGACAACAACAGCCCGCGCGACGGGCTGGAGATGGCGCCATTGAGCCGCGAGCGCGTAGCCTTGCGCACCTTGAGGCGCTCCCCAACATAGCTGGCCTGCAGCCGCACCTGCCCGCGTATGGCGCTGCTGGCAGCGGTGCGGACCTTGGGCGCGGTTTTGTTGATGGCGATGCGAATCGCATCCGACGTGTTGCCGCCCAGAAATTCGAACATGCTGACCACGTCTTGCACCTCGGCCTCGTCCACCTTGATCTCGTACGCGGTGGTCATGCCACAAACACCTTGTGCTCCAGCTCGTCGCTGGATTGCAGGCTGTCCACCGTGTAGACGGTGCCGGCAACAGACAGGGTAAAGCGCTCGGTGCGGCGCGGCGCGCCGGCTACCTCAGACAAGCGCACCGACAGTACCGCCGTTTTGACATTGACCTGGGCCGCCTCGCCGTAGCGAGACAAGTCTTGATCCACCATCACCGTGCAAGGCGTGTTGACGCCGTTGCGGTCGGTGTAGACGGCGGCCAGGCCAAAGGCCGAGTAAACCCGGTCTGTGGCACGGCTCAAGGCGTCGGTCATGGTGCCCATGGTCAGCTCAGTCTGTGCGCGGTTGGCTGCGTTGCTTAAGCGGCTGCCAGCACGCCGGCTGCGATCAGGGCGGTGCGAATTTCCAGAATCTTCTGCGCGAGGTCAGAGTCATTTTGGTTTTGCACAGTCAGATCGGTGACGCAGGCCGCGACCACGGTCGTCAGTGCCGCCACTTCGGCGCGCAGGGCGGCCAGGGCAGCAGACATCGTCTCTCCTTCGGTCTTTGTCACCGGGTTGGTCATGTCGGTCACTGCGGCATAGGCGGCCGGAGCGGAAGGCGTAGTAGCCGTCAGGCCGTCGGCCAGCGTGTCATCATGCGTGCCACTGCCGCCGGTGCTGTCGGTCAGCACCACAATGGCCGCTTGCGGGCCTTCGCTGGAGGCAGGGGCGGCGCCGTTCAGCCGTACCAGGCCAGTGCTGGTGGGGTTGGCCGCAATCGCGGTTGCGGTGCCAATGAGCATGCCCAGCGTGCCGTCAGTGGTGCAGACTTTTAAGCTATTGTCCCAGTAGACTTTTTGGCCCACGCTCCAGGCCTGCGCGCTGGTCTTGGCCAAGTCCCAAACGCCCTCGGTAGCGCCGCGCACGGCGGCACCGCTCAGTGCGTCGCCCAGGGCAACACCGAAGATGCTGCCCACCTGCATGCCGGCGCCCGAGACGACGTCATAGGGTGCGAGCAAGTCGAGGTGGTCGCCCTCTTGCACGTAGTTGGTGGCCAGCGCGGCCCCGGCCAAAGACAGGCCCATGGCCGCCTCCGGGGACACAAAGGCCATAAGGTCAATGCCGGCGGCTTGAGAGGCCAGGCAGACGGCCGCCAGCGCAAGGCCGGCAATAATTTTCAAGGTGGTGTTTTTCATGATGGGTCTCGTAAAAAATGGGTTGCTGTGGGTGAGCGCAAGGGCCGGCGCGGGGCCGGCCCTTGCGGCTTATCAGGCGCCTGCGTTGGTGGTGGCGCCGCGGTAGTCCACCGCTGCGGTGCCGTAGTCGAGACGCACCTTGTAGCGCGCACCGTCCACGTCAAAGCCGTCCTGGATTTCCAGGTACGGGGTCGAGTTACCGTCCAAAAAGGCCACCTCAAGCACCGGCGCCTCGGTGGCGTCGGCAAAACTGTAGCGGCGCGTGCCGGACAGGCGCGGGGTGTCCACGATGTCGCGGTACAATCCGTTGACCACGTTGGGCTTTTGCAGCTTGTTGGCGGTATCGGGGTCGTACTGCGCGTCGTTGATAGATCGCGCGGTGCCGCCCAGGCCAATGGGCAACAGCAGCACGGCGGGGCGAATGTCCAGGTAGTCGTTACCGCTCACGTCCATCTGGCTGGCCATCAACACGCGGTCGGCGTCAATGGATGCCATGCTGATGGCGGCGCCGGTGCCGATGTTGGCATGGGCGGCGTCGAACAGCGGCAAATTGTCGCCCATCGTCGGCCCCAGGCCGCCGTTGAGGGCCAGCAGCGCGTACACGTCGGCCTCAACCGTGCGGGCAGCGGCGCGGCCCAGCATGCTGGACAAGCCCACAAACGCGCCCATGTCGTCGTTGATGATGGCCTGCCGACTCAAGTTGATGAGGTTGCCCTTGGTGCCGGCGGTGATGCTGGCCTTCTCGCCGTCCGGGATGGACTTGTTGACAAACTCGCCCAGTTCGTTGATAGCGTCCAGGCTGCCAAAAGAGCCGGTGCGGTAGCGGTTATGGGCACGGAAGTCAGACACCGAGCCGGTGGCACAAAAGCGGCTCCAGGTGAGCGCGGCCACGGCATAAGACGCTTGCAGCGCCTTGTGCATGACGTTTTCCAGCAGCACCGGGAAATCGCTGGTGCCCTGGGTAAAGGCAGCGGCCACGATCTCCATGGGCAGCATGCCGTCCACCTTGATGTTGGCGCGCTGCAAGGACGCGCGGGCCATGTCCAGCAGCTTGTGACCGCGGTACGGGTTGCTGGTCATGGAGGCGCGCACGGCTGCGTCCTTCTCAATGCCTGCGCGCACCAACAGGGCGCTGGCCATGGCGGCGCGGCGCTTGTCGGTCTCGTCCTCCAGCGTCTGCACGTCGGGGTGTGCACCGGCCGGGTTGGCAGGCGTGACGCCTTTGCCGACCTCAGACAGCAGGCGCGACTGGATTTGCTCCAGCGTCATCTCGGGGTCAGACAAGACCTCGGTCTGCAGCGCCGCCACAGCGGCCTGGCCCACGAAGGGCTTGAACATGGCAAGCACCTGGGCGTTGTCGGCCTTGGTGCGGGTGGGGGTAGCGGATTGAGCCGCTGCGTTTACTGATCCAGGCATAGGAGCCTCCAAAGTGTTGACAGCGGCTGCTGCCGGTTGCGAAACGGGGGGACGCAGGGCGGCGGCGGGCGCGGCCTGCTTGAAGCGGGACAGGTCAAAGGTCTTGGCCAGCGAGGCGGCAACTTCCACCTCTTCGCCCACGGCATCGGCAAAGCCGGCCGCCAGCGCCTCGTCGGCGCTGTACCAGTGGTCTTTGCCGTCGGTGATGAGGGCCAGGGCGTCGTTGTAGGTCAGGCCGCTCTTGTCGGCGTAGGCGCTGACCATGGCCTTGCTGTGGCGGTCGAGCACATCAGCCTGCTCGCGCAACTCAGCGGCATTGCCAATGGCGAAGCCCCACGGGGCATGGATCATCATCATGGCGTTCTTCGCCATGGTGATGGTGTCGCCGGCCATGGCGATGTAACTGGCGCAAGAAATCGCCACACCATCGACCTGCACATTGATGGTGGCAGGGTGGCGCTTGAGCGCGTTATAGATCGCCAGCCCGTCGGTCACCGAGCCGCCGTAAGAATTGATGCGCAGCGTGATCTCGTCAGCGTCAAGCATGGCAATCTCGCGCACCATCTCGCTGGCGACCACGCCGTCTTCATTCCAGCGGTCGCCGATGTTTCCATAAATGTAGATCTCGGCGACCTTGGTGTCGCTGTGCGACGCTTTGGCCGCGGCTTTGATTTCGTACCACTTGATCATGCAAGCTCCTTTGAGCCTGCACTTTGCCTAGAGGTCTGTGCAATGTATCAAATTACTGCACTATTTTATTTTGGTGACGTACCATCTGTGCATCTGAAAACGGAGGACGCAATGGACGACAAGCAAAAAGAAGGCGTCGTTGCTTACCGGGGCGCGAGCTATTTGGGGATATTGGCAAAGGCTCAAGTGCTGGTGCACTACAAATGCTTTATCGGTTCCTACACCTTCAGGGTCACGCGCAAATCATCATGGGGCGATTTGATAAATAAAATCAACCTCAACGGCGAGGTGATGTACGCGGACCACGACGCCATCGAGGAAATCTAGGCTGCAGCCGCGCGCAAATCGCCCGTGTCGTCGAGCCAACCGACAAACACTTCCTGCCCTGCCAATTCAATGTGAATGCCGTCTTCGTTGTTGGTGAAGTCCATGCTGGCCTGATGCGCGTCCATCAAATCAGCGAGCTTTATCAGGAATTCTTTTTGCTGGGGTGTGATTGGCATGGTCATCTGTCCTGCGGATTTAAGGACAGCTCCGCCACCACCGCGGCCCGCAAGTCCTTGGCGGCGTTGATAGCTTTACCCCTTTCGCACTGGCACCCGCCCTCGTACTGGAGGGTAAAGCCGGTGCATGTACATCTGATTTTGTGCGCTGCCTCCAAGTTATCCCGCGTCGCGCGCAGCACTCCAACACGATCCCGGTACTCGCCGGCCGCTTGGCCAAGTTGGGACGCCATCCGGCACTGGTCATCAAGTGCCGCCGTGTATTGCCGCATCCCAGCCAACACCTCGCGTCCCTCGGGGAACGTATCGAGTTCTGCCTCGGTCAGCGAAATACCGTAGTCTTCTGCGGTCTTCGGCTTCGTCAGTCGCTTCCATTTTTCTTCAGGTGTCATATTTATCTCCATGCTTTTTCCCTTGAATCTCTTCGTCAATCAGCCGCTTTATCCACCTCGCGCCGCCAAGCTCCAGGTATCTCAGGCGCTGCGGCTCTGTCAGGCGGATCATGGCGGGCTTTGTGGGCTGGGCCGGTGGGCGGCCGGCTTTTCTTTTCTCGAGGTGCCCGGCTGGTTTACTCATAATCTCGCACCGTCAAAAATGTAGGGAAGCGCGGCGCCGTCCCAAATGGCGCGCACCCCGTCGAGCTTCTCGCTAATCAGCCACCCGGTTGGGTTTTGGTCGGTGTAGGGCTTGGCAAGCATCGGGCTCATACTGTGCTTTCGGCTGTTTGTTTCGATGATTTTATTGTATATCAACAATATTGTTTTTCAAGATAAATAAACAATTTAATACTACGCCACGGCAATCACCCCCGCCTCTTGCGCGCCAAGATCGAATACAGCAGCCGCCGCGAGATGCGGAACTCTCGCATAACCTCTTTGTGGTTGCGCCCGGTGAAGGCAAGCCACACGGCTGCATCCCGCGCGGCGCGCTCGGTGTCGCGTTTGGGGATGTAGCGACCGCCAATGAGTGGCGCCAGGCGCCGGGCGATGTGCGCGGCAAAATTCGCCAGCGCGCTGTGGTCAGCGTCCGCTCGAAAGATGCCGTCGCCCAGGCGGTCGCGGTGGCATTCGAGCAGGATGCACGTCATGTCCTGGCGCAGCGTGGCGCCCTCGCCGGTGGTGTCAGGTGCGTCGTTCAAAGTTCCATCCTTCGTTGTTGGTTGGCGTTTTTGTTGCGCGGGGCGGCTGTGCGCCGCTCTTGGGGTCTTCGTTTTTCTGTACCTTGATCGGTGCAGGCGTCTGCACAAACAGGTCGGGCTCGCGCGGCGCGTACAGTGCCTCGCGCCGCGCCCAGCCGGGCTCGCGGTAAGTCTGAATCCCCAGGTAGCAGGCGCCGGCATAGGCGTAGACCATGCAGTCGCCGGCCTCCTCGCGCTTGCCGGACGGGGTAATCCAGCGCAGCAGGGCCCGGCCTTGCACGGTGACAGGCATCAGGCGCGCGGCGGTCATTTGCTCAAACTCGTCGGTGGTTTGCAGCGACTTGGGGACGTGCACATAGCCCGGCCCCACTTGGGTGACACGCATGCGGCCGTACAGCAGGTGTTTGGCGGTGTCGGTGCCGATCTGCCACAGCTTGAGGCTGCGCGGCATGGTCTTGCCGCGATGGGTCACATCGATCATTGCGGGTTTGCCGAGCACTGTTTTGCCGTAGCTGCTGGCGCCCTTGATGGCCAGCACGCTGGCCTGGGCATGGCTGCGGCAATAGGCGTAAACGGCATGGGTGTTGTGGCCGCCGGTGTCGATGCAGGTGGCCTCGATCAGCAACTGGCTGCCGACGCTATGCATGATGGGCGTGCGGCGAATCTCGGTCAACCTGGTCCAGGGGCTGGCCTGGGTGTTTTCGTCCAGGTTGGGGTCACCGTAAATGATGTGGCGCGCGACAAGCCAGCTTTCTTCACCCCGGCCGAAGGCCCAGACGCGGGCCTCCAGACGGTCGGGCTGTGTGTCCACGCCCATGGTGAGCATCAAGCCACCGCGGGGCACAATGCCCAGCTCGTAATTTTCGGCGCGCGCGGCCAGCGCTTTGCTGTCGGCGCCGCTGCCGATCTCTTCCCAGGTTTCGGCCAGGGAGCTGTTCAAAAATTTCTTGAGCGGCGAGCTGTTGCCGATCAGCCGCGCCTCTTGCGCAGCCTCCCACTCTTCCACCAGGCTGGGCCAGCCCTTCCAGCCCAGCGGGGAATACAACTTGTTGAGCCAAAAGCCGGCGCGCTTGCCCAGGCCGGCGCCGGGCGCATCGGGCAGCCAGATGCCTTGCGCCAGCATGCCTTCTTTTTTATGCTCTTCGATCGCGGCGCCGCAATGCCGGCAGATGTAAACGGCTGTCTCGGGCCGGGCCCGGCCACCGTCGGTCTTCAGCCACTTCAAGCCCCAGTCTGTTTTACTGCCCCACAGCAGCACCTGAGTCTCGCCGCAATGGGGGCACGGCACGTGGTATTTGCGCTGGTCGCTGGCCAGGTACTCGCGCTCGATGGTGCTTGCCCCCTTGATGTTGCAGGTTGAGGCAATGATCAGCTTGCGATTGCCGCCCCAGTTGCTCATGCGCTCTTCGAGCAGGCCCAGCGGCGGGCCTTCGTTGTCGACGTCGGCCGGCCACTTGTCGACTTCGTCGGCGACAGCGAAACCGATCGGTTTTGACGCCAGCGAGGCCGCACTGTTGGCGCCGCCAAAAAACACCGTGAAGCCGCCCTGAATCGACCGACTGCGCCAACTGGTCGACTCGTCTCGGCTCTTGCGCACCGCCACCTTGCCGAGCATGGCTGGGGTCTGCATGATGGTCGGCAAAAAGCGCTGGGCGCTGTGGTCCTGCGCATCCTGCAGCGTCGGCTGCACCATCATCATGTCCTGAGGGTCGGTGTGGATCCGCTGCATGACCGCGTTGTAAAGCACCTCGGATTTGCCGAGTTGGGTGGCAAACCACAACACGACCCGCTCATAGGGCGTGTGGCTGGACGCACACTGCATCGGCTCCACCAGGTAAGGCGTGCGCTCATTGCGCCACGGTCCACGCTCGGGCCCCTTGGCGATGTGCCGATACTTAGCCGCCCACTCCGCCGTGTCGATGCGTGGCGGCGGAGCCAGGAACTTCGCCTTGATCGAGTCCACCAGCGCGATCGCGCGGGTGATGTCGTCAGGGAGATCGCGGGCACTCATTGGCTGCGATCCGTGTTGCCGCGTCCGACGCAGACCACCAGGGCCCCGACCGTGAGCGTGCGCCCGATGATCAACGCCAGCACATCACGCCAGGTGAGCGTCAGGCAGTCATCGCCAAAGGCAGAGGTGGTCAGCTTCATGCGTCGGCGCTCTCAGTTTGTCCGAGGCGGGCCGGCGCACCGGCCAGGTGCTGCAGCGCCTGGTGCAACTCGGTGTACAGCATGGTCTGCACCGTCGCCGGGTCAGACTCGGCAGCCAGCAGCGGCGACAAGCGCGCCGGGATCTGCAGCAGCGCATCGCGCGTGGTTGAGAACACACTGCCCAGCGCCGACTTGACCGCCTCGATGCGGATCAGACTCCCCTGCGCTTCGGCCAGCTTAAGCTCGGCCATCTCGGCGTCGGCGGCTTCGCGGCGCGTCCGGTTCGCGGTGTAGCCGTCACCGTTGCCACTGCTCGCATCGCCACCAGGGTCTGCCGACCCTGATGCCGCCGTGTCAGGCGAGGCCCCAGACAATGCCGCCCCATCCAGGCTCAACTGCCCAGGAGCCGCGCGGCGAGACACCCGTGCGCGGGTATTGGCCTCCCACTGGATGTCGGCGACTGTCGCGTCGATCTGGCCGTTAACCAGACTGATGCGGTTAGCCTTGACGGCCTTGCCCACCGCCACCTTGGAGCAGCCGCGGTGCCGCGCATATTGCGCCTGCGTCATCAAGTTAACTTTGGCCATGCCGTAACCCCCCAAGTAAACAAATTCCCCGCCCACTCACTAGCGCTTTTCCGCGCTTCTGCGCACC